GAAATCAAAGAAATCGGAAAAATGCTCTAAGGAAGATAATGTTATAGAGCTATCAGACTATCAAAAGATAGAGGTTATTGATAGCGTAGAAAATGAAGGTTATATTAGTTTAGAATTTGAAGATGAATTAATAGAAAAAATGGGAGTAGATTTAACCGAAGAAGATATAAAGCAATTAGCTGATTCTTTGGTTAATAGTATATTTGGGAATCCAGATGAAGAAAATTAAACAATATCCTATAATAACTATTAATAGTAAATATATGCTTATAACCAGAGATGGGGTTGGTGAGCGAATAGAGTTAAGTACAAATCAATTAATAAGATTAAACCGAGAGATTGCCAATGTCTTATGGGAAAGAAGAAATAATAGTGTATAATATACACACTATGGATAAAAAATTAGAAATACTTAAAGTAGAAGAAACAGAATATGTTGATTTAATTGTTGAAACTTGCTCCAGGATAATTTGTTTTGAATATAATAATCAATTATGCAGCTGCCAAAACCCCTCAGATTGTCATGGGCATAATGAATTTGTTCAATCTGCCAAAGGATGTATTGGAGCTATTTCTGCTTTTTCTGCTAATGTTTTTGAAGCAACTTATTTAGATGAAAAAGAGATAAACTAATGCCTAAGAAAAAAGATTCAAGATTAACAAGAGCTGGAGTATCTGGTTATAATAAACCTAAACGGACTCCCAATCATAAAACTAAATCCCATATTGTCGTGGCTAAAGAAGGTGATAAAATAAAAACGATTCGTTTTGGTCAACAAGGTAAGACTGGTGATAAGACTATGACAAAAAGAGCTAAATCATTTAAAGCCAGACATAGAAAAAATATAGCAAAAGGTAAAATGTCTGCGGCTTTTTGGGCTAACAAGGTAAAATGGTAGGAGAGAATTATGCCGAGAAAAAAAGGAAGTAAAGGTTTATATGCAAATATTCACGCTAAGAGAAAAAGAATAGCAGCTGGCTCTGGCGAGAAAATGAGAAAAAAGGGTGCTAAAGGTGCGCCAACTGATAAAGCGTTTAAGAAGGCTAAAAAGACAGCTAAAAAAACAACAAAGAAAAGGAGAAAGTAATGCCAAAAGGAAAAGGAACTTATGGTTCTAAAGTAGGCAGACCGCCTAAAAAAAAGAAAAAGAAAATGGATAAGAAAAAATCTAAAAAGAAATGATAAGCAAAAAACTACAAAAAGAAAGAATGTCTATCTGTATGGAATGTGAAGCTAAATCTGAAACGAAATATGGTTATATTTGTAATCATTGTAGATGTTTTTTAAAAGCAAAAACCTTATTAAAAGGTAGTTTTTGTCCGAGAGATAAATGGTAAATGCGACCTGATTATTACATAATTGAAAATACTTTAGATAAAAATGAGATAGATTTTATAACTAAAGAAGGTATGAAAAATTTACAAAAATCTACAGTTCATTCTACAAAAGGTTTTACAAAAACTAAATACACAAGAAGAAGTAAGGTTGCATGGTTTCATAAAGACGAAAACAAAGATTTAGATAAGATATTAAATAGAGTTGTAGATATTCTGTTTGATGTTAGTAAAAATTTCTATAACCAAGAATTAAATAATGTTGAGCCAATTCAATTTACTCATTATAAATTTTTAAATTACTATAATTATCATATAGATTCTAACGCATGGCAAGAAACACCAAATAGAGTAATATCAGCAACTATTGAACTTACTAATCCTAAAGATTATATTGGTGGTGGATTGCAATTTAAAAACCATGATTTTCCAAGACCTACATTAAAACCAGGAACTATGATTTCTTTTCCCTCATTAATGCTTCATAAAGCATTGCCTGTTTATTTTGGAGTTAGAAATTCTTTAGTATTATGGGCTGGTTTAGAGAATAAAAGATGAATCAAGCTAATCCATTTATAGAATTTTTAAATAAATATAAAAATGACCCAGTTTTGTTTTGCCAGAATGTTTTAGGTGTTGAGCCTGATGACTGGCAAAAAGAATTGATGATAGCTATTGCAGATGGTGAAAGAAAAATATCAGTTCGTTCAGCTCATGGAGTCGGTAAGTCCTCTGTAGCTTCATGGATAATGTTACACACCTTGTTAACTAATTATGATTGTAAAGTTATCGTTACCGCTCCAACTAGCTCCCAGCTTTTTGATGCTCTCTTTGCGGAGCTATCACGCTGGATAAAAGAAATGCCGCAGAGTTTACAAGATTTAGTTGATGTTAAATCAGATAGGGTTGTTTTAAAAGCTAGACCTAATGAAGTATTTATATCAGCCAGAACCTCCAGGAGAGAGACCCCAGAAGCCCTAGCTGGAGTTCACTCAACTGGTAAAGTTATGTTAGTCGTTGACGAAGCGTCTGGTGTTCCAGAGGAAGTATTTGAAAGTGCAGCTGGTAGTATGTCTGGCGATAATGTGCATACAATTTTATTAGGTAATCCAACCAGAAACTCTGGACTATTTTATGATACTCACCATAGATTGTCTGGCTCATGGAACACCTTCCATATTTCAGCTTATGATAGCCCAAGAGTTTCAAAAGAATTTATCGAGGAAATGGCTATGAGATATGGTGAAGATAGCCCAGCTTTTTCAGTTAGAGTTAAAGGTGATTTTGCAGAGGAGTCTGATGATGGTGTTATATCTCTGGACCTAATCGAATCAGCTGTGAATAGAGATGTTCCAATGGATAATTCCCATGATACTTATTGGGCGTTAGATGTTGCTAGGCATGGTTCAGATAGCTCTGTTTTAGTTAAGCGTAGAGGTAATGTTATATTTGATATAAAAACATTTAAGAAATTAAATTTGATGGAATTAACTGGTAGAATTATGGCGGAGTTTGACTCTGTTGAACCGCACAATAGACCAATAGAAATATATATTGATGCAATAGGGTTAGGGTATGGAGTCATTGACGCTATAAACGAGATTGGAAGGCTATCCGCAGTAGCTATTAATGTTGCTGAAAGTGCCAGTATGTCTGGAACTTACATGAATCTTAGAGCTGAGTTATGGTTTAAATTTAAAGCATTTTTAGAGGAAGGATTGTGTAAACTTCCTAAACATGAAACTATGACCGCTGATTTATTATCAGCTAAATATAAATTTACTGCGGCTGGAAAGATACAGCTGGAAAGTAAAGAGCAGACCAAAAAAAGGTTAGGTCGCTCACCAGATGTTGCTGATGCTCTGGTTCTGCTTATGGCTGGTGATTTAGTAGCTGTAAAAAGAAGTTCTAGTTGGCAAAGAAACTGGAAAGAACCTTTAATTCGTTCAGTAAAAGGTGTAGTATAAAGAAAAAATATTTTCCTAGTTAATACTTAGTTTCCCTCCATCCTTCTTTCCCCCTGTAGAAACTTTGTTATTAACTAGGTTTTTTTTAGGCAAAAAAAATAAGGGCAGCTTGCGCCACCCTTATCCTAACTAAATAATCAATAACACTATGAAGTATTGATAGATTAATCTTAATTTACATCATCACTAGAGTCAACACTATTATCAGCGTCTATTTTTAACTTTATAGCAGATAAAATTATGGACTGTAAAACTAATAATGATTGTTTTTCTGGGAAACTTAGGACCATAGATTTAAACAAATTATCTAGCGAGTAAGTAATAAAAAGCTGCGCTTCTTTTTCTCCCATAGCTTCGTATTTTTTATCCAGCTCCATCCAATCTTTTTCTATCTCATCTCGTAATTTGTCGCTCATTTACTTATCCTCTTTTTTAGCCTTGTTGTTAGCTTATTAATAACTTCCCTGGTATCTTTGCTATGCTCCGAGCCAGAAGGTGATACCATTCTCCTCTGTTCGCTCTTAAAATATTCTAATAATATCTCCGCATCCTTCTCTTTAAGAGTTAAACTAATCCCCATAGAACCAGCCCTCTCTATCTGCTCTATCGTCTATTTGTTTTATTCTGGATTGCTCCTCTTGCAGCTCCTCTTTAGTCTTGATGCACTTGTATTGCTTACCCCCTTTAATATCTTCCATAATCCAGATACCGCCAAAGTTTTTTTGCATCATAGCCAACTGCTCTCGGTGATATTCTTCCATATCAAACTTCTTACCATGCTTATCTAATAACTCTCTCATCATTTTGTGAAACCGCATATCAAACCTCTTGCCTAATTGTTAAACTTTCCTCATAGTTTTTTATAGCTTCCTCATTCATAATTAATTTCGCTATAGTGTTATGACTGGCTGGCGTTTTATCCTCTCCGAACCTCTCAATACATTCAGATTGAATACGCCTAGTTGATACATTGCCATTCGATAAACTTTGAATAAATTTTAATACATCATCCCTCCAAACTTCCTTAACAATGGTGGCTGATTTACCTTCGCCAACTATCTTATAACCCCAGTTCGGTTTACCGCCTATATACCCTTTTGTTTCTTCGTCTAGGTGATATACTCCACGCTTAGAATCCTTACCTCTCCTGACATTCTTTTTAATCTGGCTCGCCATGTATTCAGAAAAAACAGCAGTCATGGAAACTTCTAATTTTTTCTGCGCATTAACTCCTAAAGTAATATTACCAGTATTAGCGCAAAAAATATTAATACCTTTCACTTTGCAGTCGTGCAAAAAACTTTCTAATATCCTGTTATCTCTTGCCAACCTATCAACACTAGAAATAAAAATACAATCTCCTTCGTCTAGCGTATTTAGATTCTTGCCTTGCGGTCTATCCTTAAACTCGGTCAATCCAGATACGCCTATATCAGATATATCTTCATTAATTCTTAGCCCTTCTGGCAGCTCCTGTTTGTCCTGTAAAACTAACAAGGTATGGTTGTTAATCTCCTGTTGAGTCTTAGGACTTTGGTTGTCCGCCTGAGACTCACTACTAACCCTTATATAACTAATTAATCTCATAATTTTTTTCCTTCTCTTTCTTCCATTCTAACTTGAGCTGGTCTATCCATTTTTGATAGCCAGATAACTTACCCTGATATAAATATTTTAATCCCATTTTTCCCCTCGTAAATATTCCCAACTTTTTAGCCCATTGTATTTAACTTTAAATGATAAATGATTATATCCATTTATTATTGATTTAATATATTTTCTAACATCTGCTATACTTTGTAAATGTTCGGCATTAGCAATGCGGTACTTACTATGTTTTTCTGGGGAATTATCTTTGATAACATCTACACAATAAAGAGCATGGTTTTTATCTAATTCAAAAAAATTGCATACTGCTTCGTTATGATATTTAGTTATAGTTATTAAATTTTTCATTTACTCCACTCCATATTTTGGTTTAACTGTTTCCGCTTTTGTTGATTCTAATAACCTATCAAAAGCGTTTCTTTCATACTCACTACAATCTGTTATTAGCCCACCCTGATTTACCAGAGCGAGCAATAATAACAAATCACTTTTTTGTACTTTAGCTTCATTACACTTCATATTGAATCTCCTTTCCTGTAACTAAGGATAATTGATTCGTGTTCAGTTGTCTAAAGCTATTGACCAATGTTTTTATTTTCTTTAATTAAAATATTACCTTGATTAAAAACCATTAGCTTCCTATTAACATCATTTTCCTGATAAATTAAATCCCAGATTATCTCGTGAAAATGGCTCGGCTCATTCATAGCTGATAATAATTTTTTATATCCTTCTGGCTCATCAAAATGGTCTAAAGTAAATTGATAATCTGTACCATTATTTTTAACCTGAAAAGCTGGTTCTCCATCAATATAAACCCAAGCTAAAGTACCATTAATTAAATCCCCAACTTCAAACTCTTGGATTTTATCCATAGTAACCACCATTGGCTGTATATCTTCATAACTTTTATATGTAATCATAATATTTTCCTTTATTTAGTTAGACTTTATTGCCTAAGACTAGGGGAAATAAATCCCCTAGTTTCGGATATTAAATCCATCATCAGTTAGGCTGACTGTTTAACCTCCTCTATGTCTAATAATTGGTGAAAGTAAGCATCCTGTTTTAGCTGATACTCGGCACTTCGAATCTGCATTTTAAGTGCCGCTCTGAAGTAATACCCTAGCTTGTTCAATATTTCGCTTTTTGATGTATCATCTAATAAATCATAGGATTTAAAACTAAGTTTTTTGTCCTCGTCATATTGCGTTCTGTGATATTTTTCCAGATGGTTAAAGGTGTCCTCATCTTGTTCCGAACTAAAGCCAGACCTTTCCAAAGTTTCAAAGTGTATACACTTTGACGCTGAATCTAGAGGAAACTGAACACCTTTTGAAAATGTAATATTATATAAATATTCTATATCCCCATGCTGTTCGGTTGTTACCTCATAAGCATCATCATTTAATAATTTAGTGATGAATTCCTCAGAGCTTTTGACATTGACTAATTTTCTAGCTAAATCAACACCAGTTGCGGCTGGATAGCCATCCCAATGACGATAAACCCAAAGCGTAGTATCACCAGTTTTTATTTTTATGTTACATCTTGTACCCATCTTAAAAATCCTCCTTTGTTAATGATTTTATAAAATCCGCTTTGGAGTCAAAATCCTCCAGCGTTGGTTGAGCCAGCCAGTAAGCCAAGCCGCCAACAGCTCCAAAGATTGCGCTAATTATTAAACTTAAAATTATTCCATTTATCATAATATTTTCCTTATTTAGTTAGACTTTATTGCCTAAGACTAGGGGAAATAAATCCCCTAGTTTCGGATATTAAATCCATCATCAGTTAGGCTGACCTTGTAATCAGAGCAACAGTCTCAAATTTTACTGGCTCTTGTTTAACCTCCTCTTTGGGTTCTGGTTTAGCTACTTTTAAGCTGGTGTTGTCAATAAAGAATTGACTCGCTCTGCTCGCTAGTTTGATGGCTTTTACAAAGTACCTGGAGTCCTCTTTGAAACGCTTGTTCCAGCTTTGAAGATAGCTTGCATGGTTAAGAGCTGGCGTTGGTTCTAGTCCAGTATGACCAGAGATAAAGGCACTTGTAAGCTCTGCAACAAGCTCCTCAAAAGCGTAATCATCATCCCCAAATTTATTACCAAATTTTCTATCTAACCTTGACTCATGACCAGTTGAATGACCTATCTCATGGAATAGGGTTGCAAAATAATTTTGCTCGGCTGTTGCATCATCAGTATTGATAAAATCAGATAGTAAAGGCATCCCAATAAAATCCTGAGTCCTATTGTAAAAAGGCGAAGCTGAACCGCTGATTCTTGATACCTCGATTTTTTGAGATTCCAGATACTCTTTAGAAACCTTCTCGCAAAGTTTATTAGTAAATTCTTGAGTCGGTGCTGGTTTAGGTGAATATATTTCGGACTGGTCCGCAAAATTGCCATTGGAGTCGGCAACTTGGCAAGCGTTAAAAACTGGATAAATATTATAAATAAAATATTTAAATACACTTTTTCCAGTTTCCTCATCCTCATCAAATACATATTTTGCAAAAATAACTGGTGTTGATTTTTGTCCTTTCTGGACCATAAAACCTTTTTCCTCCCAGCCTTTAAAAGTTCCCCAATGATTCGAGGTAAAGCCTTTCGCTTTTGCTTGCATTAATAAATGAAATTGATTCCAGCCTTGGTAATTTTCGCCAGTCAATCTGGTTGGTAAGTTAGCTGCGCCACCGACTCCAGATAACCAGCTTTTAGTCCAATGACCGCCAGCGTTTGAGTTCATAGCATCCAGCATTACCTCGCTAATGTATCTTTCTACTTCGTCTTTTCTAGCGTTACCTTTTAAGCCTTTTGTGTTTAGTTCTTTGATAGTCATAATGTTACTCCGTAAATTGATTAATAAAAATTAGTTATGCCTAGGGTTATAATTAATAATAAATTATTGGTCAAGCGTTTTTTTTTAATTATTTGAACAAAAAACAACAAAAACCTCCAGACTGGCGGAATACTGCTAAAAAATAGATAAAACTTTTTTTTCATTATTTTTGTTAATAAGATGTTTGCAGATGTTGCAACAAATCAAAATTTACACGATTCCGCACAAGTGCAAACATTCTGCAAACAAGTTATAAACGGCTAAATACTGCTATTTTTCATGGTGTTTGTGCCAAGGTTGTTTGCAAAATGGCAATTACAAGAGTGCAAACAAACCTTATATATCCTTAAGGATATAAGGGTTGTTGCAATGTTTGCGGATTTTTTAATAATTGTTATTTGAATCTATTTTTATTATAATTAATTATTTATTTTAACAAGGAGTCGAATCGCATGGCTGGACAAAAAATAACAAGGCAGCAGTTAAAACATATTAAGGACAATTATCCAGATGAGTCCGAGCTGGAAAATTTACTTTTTGAAGCTGTAATAAATGGCGCATCTTTTAGTCAAATTGTAAAAGGTAAAGTTGAGTCTTTAAAGGGATTTACTCGAGAAGGTAAAGGCTCTTTAACTTGGGGATTGTTTTATAAGTATTTGGACCAGCCATCAAAGGCTTTTCCACAAGGGAAAAGAGAAGCGCTAACACACGCTCGAGAGCAGTTCCAGCTCCAGAAGGCTCAAGACTTAGCGGCTGAAACTGTAGAGATTGCCGACTCAACTGACCTTGACAATGAGTCTATCAATAAAAGTAAGTTAATGATTGACTCTCGTAAGTGGCTCGCTGGTTCTTATAACTCCCAGTTTAAAGCTGGAACTGGAAACAATTTCCAAGTTAATATCTCAACTAATGACCTCCATTTGGAAGCATTAAAGAAGGTATAAACTGGTCATTTATTACAATGACTGAACAAATAACCGCAATTATTACTGTAAAGGCTAAAAGGTATTTTTGCTAAGTTATTGATTTAATTGATTTTTTTTCAGCAAAGCCCCCCCTTGTGTTGGTATATGAGGGGGTGGGGGTATATAATTTTTTATCTACCAATCCAAAAAAAATTTTATATACCTTTTAAAATATAAGAACATATTGTGTCTTTTCAAGACCCACCCCCTACATAATGTATATATACCTAGAAAAAAAAATTTTTTTGTTATAGAATAACCTTTTATAACGCTAAATATAGCGACAAAAAGGAATCAACTATGGTTACTCGATATGATGCTCAATATGATGTCCACGATTTGTTAGTTAAAAACCTATCGAAAAAAGAAAAAACCCAAACTGTTAAAGCCCAAGAAAAACCTAAGAAAACAAAATCGGTAAAAACATAATGAAAGATATTTACGAAGCCAAAGATGTTGGCGATATGTATGGTGAGTCTGACTCAGAATTTTATGGTGATGGTGAAAACCTAGAACCTAGCAACGAAGATTTAACTGGAACAGTTAGCTCCGCTATAGATGATGCGGTTGATTATATAGATAATACTATTAGTCCGTTAAGAGCTACTGCCATTGAATATTATCAAGGTCTGCCTTTTGGCAATGAGGAAGATGGGCGCAGTCAAGTCGTTAGTAGGGATGTTCACGACACTATTGCTGATATTATGCCTAGCCTTATGCGTATATTTTTCTCAACAGAGAATGTAGTTGATTTTGTACCTTTCGGAAAAGAGGATGTTAAGACTGCTGAACAAGCTACCGATTTTATTAATAAGATAGTCTTAAACCAAGATAATGATGGATTTACAACTTTTTACAATGCCTTTAAGGATGCGCTGTTATGTAAGAATGGTATTGTTAAGTATTATTGGGATGATAACTACAACGCTGAGTATTTTGAATACGAAGGTTTAGATGACGATTCTTTAGCTGTTTTAGAGTCTGATACCGAAGTTGAGATTATTAAAATTAAATCTTACCCTAACCCAGCTTTTCCTACACCAGAAGCAACCATCCAAGTTAATCCAGAAGATATGGCTGGTATGGAGCAACAACCTATGGAAGATACAATAGTTGATGAGACTGTTGTTGAAGATATGCCAGAGGAAGAAAAAACTCCAGAGCAAATGATAGAGGATATGTTACCGCCAGAAGCCCAAGAAGTTATTCCTGAGTTGATGCAACAATCCATGATGATACCACAGTTGCATGATGTGAAGTTAAGAAGGAAAAAAGAAGGTGGTTGCATTAGGGTAGAAAGCCTACCACCAGAAGAATTTCTCATAGACCGCAACGCAACTTCTATGGATGATGCGTATTTAGTTGGTCATAGACGCTATCTTACTGTCTCAGAACTTGTCGAGATGGGGTATGACTATGATGATGTTATGCAATATGCAACTCCTTATGATATGGAGATGGATGATAACGCTGAATACAGAGCTAGACATCCTCTAGGTGTTGATACAACTGACAGCGAACAAGATGATAGCAACCTTAAAGTGCAGTATATTGAAGCCTATATGAAGGTTGATATGACTGGTGATGGTTTAGCGGAACTAAGGCGTATATGTTGTCTTGGTGATAGTTACGAAATTAGAAAGAACCTTCCATGTTCGCATATACCTTTTGTATCTTTCTGCCCTGACCCAGAGCCACATACTTTCTTCGGAACTTCTATAGCGGATATTACACAAGACATACAGAAAGTGAAGTCTATGATTCTCCGTTCTATGTTAGATAGTCTTGTATTGATTGTTCATCCTAGAGTTGCTGTTGTTGAAGGACAAGAAAATATTGAAGATGTTATGAATACATAAGTTAGCGATATTATTCGTACTCGTAACGCTGGCGCAGT